ATCAACGGATGAGTGGAAATCAGCCGTAGCCACCTGGACGCTACTTGACGGCTGAATCATGTCGGAATTTAATTGAGCTGACACGCAAAACACGATAAAAGCCAGAGCCAAGAACACTTTTGAGAACATAAAAAACCCTTTCTTTAAGTAAAATTAATTGTTTTAAGAAATCATTATCGTTATTACCTGTGATTTTATACCCACTTGTTGCCCAGGAACTAACGTAGCATAATTAAGCTGATTAAACTCAAAAGCACCACCAAGACCACTGTTAAAAGCGCACGTTCCGCATATCAAATTGTTATTTATGTTCAAAATGCTTGGCTGATACATCGCAATGGCTGGACTTATAGCAATTCCTACAAAGGGGAAATCGAGAGAAATTATTTTCCAGCTTGATTTTTCCCCACGTCCGCCATTTGCGGACATTATACAAGATAGCGCCCCCGTAGCAGAATTGTAAGAAGAAACCGTCCCTGTCATATAATTTAATGGACTAGAATTGTCTTCTATTCTTATTCTTTGTCCCGAAATTATTGGCCTGTTTGTTGGAATGGTAAAATTAAATATCCCGGTTCCAATAGTTTGTGTAGTGCCAGCGTCATACGTAATATCCCAAGCATGCATTATAAAAGAATTATACGATCCCGCATTACCCCAAGTCCCACTCATTAACGGTAAATAGACACTTACCTGATTGACAAGAGGTTGATAAATTATACTACTATATATAAAAGTGTCTGTTGTGTCAAACCCGCCAAACCTAACACCGTAAGTAATTGGAGGTTTAATAACTACACCATATTCTCCAAAACTCAAAGCGTTTACATACAGTCCGTTTCCGTCAAGGCGCATGTTCTCAGTAGCCATGTCACCCCAATGATGAGAACCGTCGTTAAAGTCACGTTCGTACCAAGCCCTCGTATCCGTCCTTGGCGTTAGGTTGGTATTATCTAATTCAAGCGCATCATGAAACCTTGCCCCCACATACCCCGCGCCAGCCCCATACTTTGTAAGGTGACGACGATTATAAATAGTAATGTTCGAAACCCGACCACCAATTGAAGTGATGGGGTGGCCAATACCAACCGACGAACCAATGTCATTCGGATTTATGACAACTTGTTGTGAATTGGCTTTATCATAAGCGCTTTCAAGCGAAGCGTTGCCGACCACCTGTTTATAAACTTTCAACCCATAAGCGTCTTGAGTCCTTTGAGCCGTCGAATATCCGTCGCCAACATCATAAGGAGTATTAAAATTTGTTACTTGGTTATCGAAAATGTCACCGGGTAAAACCGCGCCATTATTAACGGTTTTAATTCCCGTACACCCGGTCAAAGAGCTAAGCATATAAAGCACGTTTTTTACGCAATTCACATAGCTAATAACGGAAGAAGTAATTTGAATTCCAATAACCGCAGAATGGGTAATCGCAGAAATCGTATTCCCGCTTACATCCGCGCTCTGAATTGCGCTGTTTGCAATTGTAATTCCAATTCCTGAAATATCGTTCAACACATTGTCGATGATTTTATAGCCAGACCCGGAAACAATAATGTCCGCATCGCTTATTTGAAACGTTGAGTTTTGTGCAACAATCCAACCAAGCCCATTCCCCAAAGAAATTCCATTCACGCAGGCCAAAATATTAGAATCAACGATCTTTCCATAGGTTTGAGACGCGCTTGAAACAATTCCATTCTGGCAGTTATAAACCGTACAATTATTTACCGTGTTCCCCGTTCCAGTGCCTTTAAAATTAATTGCCGTTCCGCTTGTCAGACTTGCATTGCGAATCGTACAATAATCAATCAAAGAATCGCTTGCGGTAATATCAAGAATTATGGAAGTAAGTGCATTGCCGTCAATAATTAAGTCCCGGATAATCGGCCCGCGTCCGCTTCCAAGGACAATAAAGGATCCACTTGCGCCCGCAAATTGAAGATTGGCGAGAAACTCCGTGGAAGCCGCACCCAAAGTATCATTTTCAAGCGCCTGCGTACCCCTAAGGTTCACGCCGGACTTCCAGGCGACGGAATTGCACCAATACTTTTTAGACGAGTCTAAAACCACCCATTTACCCGCCGAACACGAATTAACGGCTAATTGAATTGCGGTCGTGTCGTCCGTAGTTTTTGTGTTATTTGCGAAAGAACCATCACCAACAGCACCAAACCATTCGGGATAAATATTAGACATTCCCGACAACACAGGAGCCCAAGCTGAGTTCGAAAGCGCAAAATGCTTATTTTTATCGGTAATTGTCGCAGAAATAACGGGATTTTGAGAAATGGCCCATGATAAAATAGCAAGCGGAGAAAATACCACCTTTGCGGTAAAACTTCCCGAACTTATCAAATACGTGCCGTCCTGCAGAAGTACATGAATTCCGTTCGCCGCAGCGTAAATATCGGCAGCAAAAACCGCCGCTGAATCATCGACCGTACCTTGCCCTTGTGCACCATACATTTTAGGAGTTACGAAGCCATTTAATAAGCGCACCCATCGACCAGAACCGGAATATCCGGTCGGCTTAATTATGATACCCGCGTCGTCGTCGTCCGTATTAGTGGAATCCCAAAAAAACGTACCGCCCCCACCATCACCCGTCGCAGTATAGCCTGATACGAACACAATTGCCGCACTATTCGCTGTCAATTCACGAAGCCCAGCAATGGTAGAAACTACGTTTGAAAGCAATGTATCTTGCCCGATTCCGTCTACGCTCCAAACCACATTTCCGGTTGAATCTTTGAGAACAAATTTATACGCGCCAGTATCAAGGCGAACGTCCGCACGGCCCGCACTATCTAAAATAACCGGATTTGTATTCGCGGAACCGTCCGAATATGCGTAAGTCGCTTTTGGTGTCGACGTTCCCGCAATATACGTAAATAACTGGCCCCCGGCAAGCGGAAGGCCGTTGTCATTCAGCGCAAAGAATTTCGGCATTGGACTTAAATTATAGCTCATAAATTACCTCTTTATCGTTGTTGCCAAAGAAACAGGTTTATTTTTATCGTTATTTTGATTATTCCGAGTCATCATATTATAAATCTTTGGAATAGAAAGGCCGACAGCACTTGCCCCAGCCATTCCGGTAAGCATTGCGGTTCCGCTTATTTTTTTATTGCCAACTTGACCAATTGGTTGACCTTCTTCCATTACGGATTTACGCATTGCCGGAGTAATGTCCATGGAGTGAACAATTTCCCCAGTGCTTAATTTATCATCCGAAACTTTCGATCCCCACTTCTTACCGTATTTATTGGCGTAATCAGGGATGATTTTGTCGTAAAAGCCTTTCATTCCTTCGCCTCCAACCTTGAGGTCAAGGCCAGAAAATTCCCCGCCCTCATTGTCTACTATTTTTTTTGCAAGGTCTTTGCCAACCACGTCAGGAAGGCTTTGGGCAGAATGTCGCCCCATTCCGGTTTCTTTACCATCATTTATTGCAAATATTAAATAATTGTCACCGCTTTTTTTTGCTCGTATCCCGTCAACTTGCTTGCTCAAATCATACCTTGCCGCTTGTTGTTCTCCGGTTGTCCAAGCCACCTTGTCATAACCCTTTTCAGCAGCTTCACGAAGAATACGTTTAAATGCAAGCTCGTGCCATGTTTTAGAGAAGGGAGCGGCGGGAACGCTATCATGTTTTTTTATTGAAAACTCTTTAGCGTTAATCTCATTAAGTTCTTTATAAATAGCCGCATGCTCTGGACTGCTTGGCGGTAAATTCTGTTGTTTTTCTTTTAATTCGCTTGCTCTTTTGTCTAAATTATCAAGAACATCTTTTTCATCTTTAGTAAGTTCTTGTTGATACCCCTTCTTCCGTCCCTCTTGATGCCAGTCCGATTGCAGTTCTTCGGCAAATAAAACTTTTTTGCCCGCACTATCTACACGATCATTTAATCGAACATGCGCCAATACGTTTGGTTCGTCCCAGTGGGAGGATTTATAGACATCCTTCATAGTTGAGACATCCGATTTTCCAAATAAATCCTTGCTTCTCAAAGCGTTATTGTATTGCTCTTTGGCTACGGCCATTTGAGACTCGGTAAGATCGCTTATATCTCCCCATTTGTTTTTCGCATACTCTTCAAAAGAAACGTTTTTAGGGTGCTTTACGGGCAGCGTCATCAGCAGCTCGCGGTAGTTTGAACCTCCTGGGAGTTGGTAGTTTTGAAACTTCGTTGTTGTTCCGAAATCGGTTTTATCGCTTATATATTTTTCAGCTTCCTTTTGAGTATCGAAAGATTTTTCTTTTACACCAGGAATGTTGACGGCGAACCTTTTCCCTTCCGACGTTTTAAATTTGCCACCGTTTTTAGTATCAATTATTTCCCCAACCATTCCGGCATAATTACCCTCGGGATCGTCCGCCCTAAAAACCTGCAATATGTGCGGCTCATCCTCAAGGGGAGTAACAATTATATCCGCTTTCCCCTTCTGAACTTCTTCCAGCTTCACTTTATTCTGGTCAATAAAATCCTGTATTTCCTGCTTAGTTACGCTTTGATTGCCCTTTTCTTTCAGGAAGTCGTCAAGGCCTATCCACTTCATTTCGTCGGCTTTTGTGCCCTTACCTTTTGCAGGGTCAAGCATGGCGGCCCACTGGTCAGCGGGGGCCTTCGGCATGTTGATTTCATTTACGGCTTTTTCAGCGTTGGAGTAAAAGCCAAGATTATCCACCTTTGGCTTAATTCCTAAAGCACTCCCAATACTCCCTGGCCTTTGGTTGTTTAAAAGCTTTTCCTGTTTTGCAAAATTACCCCGATGTTGGTCGAGAACATCTTTTAAATTTGCACTTCCTTTAACCGGGAAAGAGCCCGTTCCGTCGTCCATGCCGCCATCTTGAAAGTAATGATAATCAACAGGAACGCCGTGTTCAGGGTCAGCTTTCATGCTTCCAACATAACTTACCCCGTTAGATTTTGCTTGTTTTGCCATATCGGGATTGTAATACGTTTCTGTGGGTTCAACAGCATCACGAGAAAGCTTTACGCCCTTACCAGTAGAACCAATAGAGCCGCTTCGTTGATTTGTGAATAAATCGCCAAGAGAAACACCTTTTTTCTTTGGGAGTTCGACCTTGCCAGCTTCGTTCGCCCATTGAACAATATCATCAGGATGAATTTCTTCACCCTTTTTAATCAGTCCCGCTTCAACGTAGGGTCGCAATGCGTCCGGGTCTGTATTCATAGAACCAACACGCTTATTTATTTGCACCTGTTTCGCGGGACTTAAATCTTCAAAACGAATATCTTTTTCACCGGTAACGCCCGGAAAGAAATCGCGCTTGATTGCCGATTTCAATTTGTCTGTTACTGGATTTGTTGCATGTGGCGTAACGTGTTCAGAACTATACCCGCCCTGGTAAGAAGAATTCATTTGTTGATCTTCAAAGCGTTTTCCATATTCTTCAGGTGAAAGTAATTCGTTCGGCGAAGAATAGGGAGGCGCTTCTGGCGCGTTTTCCGCTTGTGCTTTTTTATTAAACACCTCAGAAAGTTTAACCTCTTTATTTTGCTTTTTATATTCATTTGCGCTTAGTAAATTACGATAAAAAGGATCGTCCGAGGCAACACCAGTGCCCACGGTTGACCGGGCTTGAATAGGCTTCGCCGCTTGTTTTTGCACTTCCGAAAGAGGTACGCCTTGAGGCGCAACCGGAGTATTTATGTTTTCGAGAGTTTGTGCTTGGGGATGCTCTTTTGGTGTAATCGCAGATTCGCCAGGCTTTGGGGCTTTGTTTTGTGCTTTATTATAATAGTCAATCATTTCGTCAAGGGGAGAACCTTTAATTTTATTATACGCAGCACCAGCAATTTTAAAAGCCTTATCCGCTATACCGCCATGAAGCACATTCTTAACTTCTCCAATATCGGTTAAAAGATTATTTATTCTCGAATCTCCTACCCCGCGCATTGCCATTTCAGCATAGCCCGCATCTTTAATAAGATCAACACCGGTATAATTTTTTACCCTTTGGAAAAGCGCCTTTGTTCCCCGGTCTGCATTGCTTTGTATCGCGGATTTCATCAACGATGCACCATGTCTCGCCGTCCCCGTCTCCGGGTCAACAATCGAGCCAAGACGGGCATTTAATTGCGTTTCAATATCCCGCAAATCTCCATATTTATCATTTACCGCAGCAAAATCAGGCCCAAGCGATTCATCAAGCTTGCCATCTATTGCGGCACCAATTGACTTTCCTATTCCCTCAGTAACGGTATTAATCGGTTTTGCTTGGCTTGCTTTTTGATTTTGAACAATATCATTTATTGCTGATTTCAAATTGTCACCTTGTTGAACAGAAACAACCTCGGGCATATTCTCAATCATTAAATTTATTTTCTTAATCATTCCAATTTCAGAGGGCTTTCTCACAATGCCCCCGTTTTCGGAAGCAATAATATTGCCGTCTTCATCCACCGAAGCGCCAAGACGCTCTTTAAGCATATCATTCCAAGATTGTTTTACGTCGGCAATATTTATAGTGTTCGCCGCATTATCCTTTAGTATTTGACCCTTTTGCGCACCAACAGTATTTCTAAGGTCTCCGATTTGATTAAGAACCCCAACAGCTTTTTGACCAGCAACATCAGCAGGAGTCAACTCCCTTTTATTTTGTACTGCTCTTTTAGCTTGCAAGGCATAATCCGTAAATGGCGTATCTTTGTCGGTAATTGGTTCATTAAGCAAATTAGCATCCGAATCAGAAAGCCTTGAAAGCGCGGGTTTTTCAGGAGCGTCGGGAACTTGTGCATTTACTTGTTCTTTAGGAAGAATAGTATTTCCCGTTTGCCCAGCGATAATCGGCTCTTTGTTCATCACGGAAGAAAGAGGAACACCATTCTTGTCAAGATCGCTTCCCATGGTGAACGCTTTTTTAACAGCCGGAATAATATTTCCAGCTATTCCGGTAGCGGCGCCAAGACCCCCGCCCATTGCTTCGGTTCCAATAAATTGACCAAGATTAACCGGCTGATTATTGGCGATATTTTCCAATTGTTGCGAACCAGCAACCGGAAGCATTTGTGTTGCCCCTTGAATTACGTGCGGTAACAATTTCCCGGCAAGAGGGACACCTTTGACCAAATTGCTTATTCCCTCGGCAGCAATTCCACCATAAGGAATCATCCCAGCCGTAAACGATGGACTTTGAGGCTGCATAAACTTTTCAAAGCCAGTCGCATTTTCGCTTGGCGAAGTTCTTACAAGTTCACCTTTGCCCTCATTATAGGCTTGCTGTAAACTTCCACCACCTGCTAGAGTTCCAGCCCCGACTGCAATAGCGTCAAAACTTCTCATTGGCAATGAAACCAAATCGCTTATTGATCGAGCCGCCGCGCCAGGAGCTTGAGGATTTTGGCCGTAAGAGCGCGGCACAATAGCTTGTTGCAACGATGGTGGCTGTCCTAGTTGTGCCGCTGGCTGAATTGGTTGCTGTTGGGGCGAAGGAGCTACACTTCCACTTTGCGGCAATACCGGCCCAGAATACCCTGCATCCGCTTGCGGTTGAGGTTCTTGTGCTTTCTGTGCGAATTGAGGCAGTTCGGTTTTTGGTGCAGGCGCGGACACATTCAAATCAACCGTGTTTTTATATTCTGGATACTTATCAATGATTTTATTCACCAACACAGTATCATCCATATCCGAATAATCAGGATATTTAGCCTTTATTTTTGAAGCAAATTCTGTAATTGATAAAGCCATATTTATACCCTTAATTTAAATCAAGCCCCAACGGATTTCCTTTAGTTTTTGCAGTAGTGCCTGAATTTCTTGCACTTCCTGGCTGTTTAACAAGTTCTTGACCCGCAGCGCCAGTATTAGGGCCTTGTCGCATTGCTTCCATTCTCGCCTCAATTACGCTCCTTGTTGCGTTAATTGCTGATTGCAATTGTGGATATGTTTGAGCGCTATTCACGTTTTTAATTGCCCGATTATATTTTGAATCACTCAATACACCAGTTCCAAGTAATCCGCGCTCAACCTCAGCAACAACATCATCCCTGCGATTGTTAAAATCAACAATTCCAGGGTCGCCAGTTTGAGCTTTTCCCCAATTTACAATGCCATTGACCAAAGGAAGCGGACTATTCCCAAGCGCTTTTCCAGAAGTTAAAAGTTGATCCAAAAGTGGGTCAATTGTATTTAAGATAGACTTTGTATTCATTGTGCTTTGACTTCGCTCAAATGCTGCCGCAGCGCTTGCGGAATTCCATTGTTTGCCCGGATTAAGCATTTCTTGATTTGCAAATATTTTTGCCGTTCGTGAATTAATCCATTTTGGGTCAAGACCACCTTGAAACATTGCATTATTTAAAGCCTGTTCTTCATCAGGTGTTAAGCTTGACGTTCCACCAGAACCGCCAGCGGGCATATTTTTTGCCCTGGTCATTGCCGCTTGAGCCTGTAAAGTCTTCGCGTCTGCGCCTTGCTGAACAACACCAGCCTGATTATTAATTAACCCTGTCGTTGCGTTATTCTTATCAATCACCGAAGGAACGACCGCCGCTTTTGAGTCTGCCGTCGTAACCGCGGCACCCGCTTTTGTTCCCGCAGCCTCAGCAGTAGTTTTCTTTGCCTGATCTTCAATTTGTTTAGCTACTGAATAACCGCGATTAATAAGCGCACTCGTAACAATTGGCGTTTTAATCGGGTCAAATTGTTCAAACCCTTTAATTGGGGAATCTTCACCATTTGCGGTATAAGTCCGGTTTATGGCGTCTACCAATACCGGCCAATCCTGACCAGCAGTCGGGCTTTTTGCATCAAAAGAATTAAGCATATCCGATAATATCCGGTTATTATCCGCTTGCGATTTAAGCGCCTGCGCACGTAATTGAGGCGTAAGTCGATTATTATAATATTCGGTTTGCGCTTTCTTAAATGCTTCGTCATTATTAAACTTCGTCAACTCTTGAGCTTTGTCCGGGTCAATAGCATTCACGGCTTGCACCGCTTGAGGATTATACGTACCATTGTCGGCAACCATTCCCGGTTGACCAAGAGCCGACCGCACATTCGTTGCCCTTTGCGTTGCCCCTTGATTAGCACGGCGCTGATCCATTGCGTTTGCCAATGAAACGGCTTTCCCCATTTCATCACTCGCATAATCGGGAGAAGGAAGGTTTTGTTCTAATGGCAAATTATAAGCTACTTGATCCATAATTATTTCCTTATTGTTGCGGCCAATAATTTTGACCATTATCTAATTCGGTCGAACCAACTGGCTGTGTTGATCCTTGATAGTTTACAGTCGAAATCGGCACACCTCTATTTATTCCTTGTGGAGAATATCCACCCATATCTAAATTCCCGAAATTGTTATTAAAGTCCCCCGCCGCAGTTTGGGGCGCTGCTTTTTGATTGTATAGATAATTACCGGCAACATTTCCAACACTTTGTAATCCGTTTGAAACAGCCCGACCGACCGCCATAGTTCCCGCAGCCCCGGCATTGGCTTGTCCAATATCCGTATTCGCAACGGCCATTCCGGCTTGGTTATAAATATCGCTCAGGTTTCGACTTGCGCCAACGCCCATATTTGCAAGATCGTTATAGCGCCCGTAGTTTTGCTGATTTTGCTGATTTGCGGTATTATAAACGTTCATTGCGTTTGTCATTCCGGTTTGGCGATTCGTTGCATACTGGTTGTACGCATTCTGATTAGTAGCAAGGCCCAACTGATTACCTGAAATATACCGTTGATAAGCGTCATTATAATTCTGGTTTGCAACACCAGTACCATACGCCTGCATGGCTTTCATTGTAGCCCCACTGAGAAGCCCACCACCAGCCGCAGCACCATTCTGGACAGCGTTTAGTCCTTGTTGTTTTTGAAAGGCATAACCCGGATCAGAAGCGTAATTAAACGCTGTTTGCTGATACGCTCCTGGTTGCTGTTCTTGGTCTTGATAATTATACGATGGCGTATTAAAATCACCATTGTTTTGCTTTTTGCTTAACGTTGCCGCGTTTTGTGTACCAATATCATAATAAGGTTGTTGATACCCGGCAGCCTTGTCAGAATATTTCGTAATATCGGTTTTGGCATTCGCTTCGCCAGCTTGTAATTGTTTTGCGGCCTTACCAGAAGCAATTCCGTTTGCGATTGCACTTCCCAAAGTCATAGCACCAGCAACAAGTAATGGTATCATAGTTATTTCTCCGTTGAAATATCACAAACAGCAGCAATAAGAACGGCCTTGTTGGGGTCGCTTAGTGTTACCTTAAAAATTCTATCTCTTGACATTCCCATGCGCGTCCACTTTGCGCGGGAAATATATTCACCAACCGCCCCCAAAGAAACCCAATCTTCATCCGACCAATTAGCTCCGCCATCATTTGACCACTGAAGCATTATCATAGGAACAATACCTTGTGAAATAGGGCTTGTTGGGTTTGCAAGCCCTACACCGCGCTCAATATCTATTTCTACACCATTGAAATACATACGCTTTCGGTCTGCATGAATATGAGAACCCACTCGAACGCGCCTTACTATTTCCCCATTGTCGGTAAAATCATCATAGGACAATTCGTAAATATTTCCATTCTGATAATCTCCGACGTAATTCTTGCCATTAAAAAAGCATGCACAATTTACACGAAACCTATCCATTGTTCCTTTTTCAATATTCCAAGCTCCGCGTTCATGCCAAAGACCCGTGGTCAAATCAAAGCAAAGAGTTCTATTACCCTCAGTAAACGTGAGAATATAAAAATTATGTCCACCCTGAGTATAACAAAACCCGACCGCATCTTGGATATTTGGTAAGTTCTCAATAATAAAATCAATTGAAGGAGTGCTTATTTTTTGCGGTTGATAGTTGGTTGAAGTCCACACTTGACCATGCCCCTGAGCGCTCGATCCAAGCCATAAGATATTTGCACCATTAACCGCAATTGAATTAGGCGCAATAGTTCCATTATTGAATAGTGCTCCATGAATGCGCTGATAAATACCCGGCGTTGTTCCAGTGTCATAATGTACCTCCGTGCTTTGGTCACCCAATAGCCAAAGTTCATTATTAATTGTGGCGAGTCCGCTTATACCGTCCGGCGAACCTTCAGCAGAAAAAATGTTTGAAGGATCCCAATGAAAACCGTCATATATTTCCGATATACGATAAACTTGAGAACCTAATTGATTTACCACAAACCTACCATTAATAAAAACCACGTGCGAACAGGGCACAAACTCGCCCGGATAATCAATAGGATTATTATTTGCGTCAACAATACCCGTCATCGATGAAACAAATATCCCACCGTCAATTTTCTTGAGCGTGTTCGTTGTTAAATTGAACATATATCCGTTGAATCCATCAACAAGAATCATTCCAAGCCCTTTGCGTTGTCCGGAATCAGAACCATCAGAATTAAGTATTATGCCGTCATTCCCTGGCCCATTGTCGGCAAAATTCACACGCGAAGTATATTTGCCGTCTAATGTTCCACGTTCGTATATTTTCCCGAATGCGGAAACCTCATAAAGAATGCTACCCGCAACACAAAAAAACCTGTCGTTACTTGTGGTATAAATTCCACGAACCGGTTTTTTGTTTGGCAGAGAAACAAAAAGCTTAAGCCCCGGCGTAGGGTAAAGAACCAATGACGATTTTGCTTGCTCGTTTGGATTGTAAACTTCGGGATACCAATTCACGCACTCTTGGGCATTAACGCCACGTGAGCGAGATTGATACGTACCGTTTAAAAATCCAATATTAGGCATTACCAATTCCGATCAGAATAAATATTATACCCGCGCCGATTCATAAGCGCCGAATCACAATCCAACTGCCGAGGTTCGTAGTTATTAATCTGAATGTCATGCTTTGCTTTTAAAAGCAGCATACTAATTTGAGACGAATCCTTGCCAAATTCGGGAGCCATTTTTTCAGCCAACCCAAGCGCAAGCGCGTCTTTATAACCCGGAGGCAAGCAAACAATATCCTGCATGCCTGTAAACTTCTTTAATTGTTTCCATTGACTTAATTCAATGATGTACGCTTTATTGGGAACGGGCCAAAGATCAATCGTACCATAAGGCCACGAATGCACAAAATGAATATACCGCGGATAACTTGATTGAACAGCCTTTTGGAAGATTTCTTGATATCGATCATTGGGAATTATTTCAAGTTTCCAATCATTATTATATCCGGGAGTAATGTCACGAACAAAACCGCCAGTTATACGAATCGGATTTGAGGTGAAGAAATCGCAATCCTGAGAATCAGGCCCGATTTTATAAGTTTGTTGGCCAGCAACAAGTGTAAACGTTTCGTTTAAAATCTGGTAAACAAGAAGCCGATCATTCGACCATTCGTCTACCATCCAATTAAGGATTTGAAGGAAATCCGCAGCTTGTTTTGCCGAAGGCGTTTCCCCGGCTTCAATTGCCTGTAATAATCGCAATGCGCGTTTAATAATATCAAGAACCACAGTATTTGGAAGCGTTGAACCGTCATTGCAAACGTTTTTAGGAGCGTCAAAAACATCGATTACAGCCGTCCCGCTTACGCCACCATAAGAAGCGGTTACCACAAACGAACCATTACCCGTATTTTCAGCAGTGAACAATCCGGTTTGTGTTATCGTTCCACCGCCAGAAACCGACCAAACAAAAACGGGTTCAGGCTTATAATCTTGACCTGATTGATCTTTTGCATAAGCAGTAAATTGAAGGGTTCCATAATTTTTAACCGAAGCGGAACCCGGAATGACCTCAATTTTAGTAAGAATTTGAGGGTAATCTTTATAATAACTTTTCCCATAAGGGAAGTTTTTACCGTAGTTTGCCATAAATTATACCCTATCCTATACTAATAATCAAATTTCTTTAATACGCTGTATATTGTCAAGAATTACAATTTTGTACCCAAAACTTTCAACTGCCGATTTATAACGCATGCAACAACAACCACCATATTCGCCCCCGTCATAATCAAGCATTGGCATTTTTGATAAAATTTCAGTTCTCCACATTGTACTTGCTATGCGCAAATAATTAATATTAGGTTTTCCAGTATTTCCCCAAAACAAACAAACAGCTGCCACATTGTTATTATCATTTAAAACTTTTTTTTGACATTCGAAATTATCAACATATAAATGCTTAATGTCAGAATCGTTTACAACGCAATATTTTTCATTCAAGTCAACACCCTTGACAATTTTATCGCGTCCTTCAAATTCTCCCTTTCGTTTGCACGAAGAAACCGGAGTATTCCAAACCAGTTCAATGTCTGTCTTTACGGTTTGATTGAGAATGCTTTTTTCAACCCTTGCGTCAAGAGCATCAATTATCGCAATTGGGATATAAGTTTTCATCCTTCTTGCATCAAACTCATCATGCGCCAATCACCATTGTCATACATCATTATTGCTTGAACAGGCCCCGGACAATCAGAAATACGGTGTCCCTCAATAGCAAGCGTCCAAGTGTTTGCATAATTGTTTACATAAAAAAGCATACCCTCAATAGGGTTTGAAAGCGATACTGTTAATGTTCCTGATCCGGTTGTATTTGACGGCCTCCATGAAAAGCGATTATAAATAGAACAATTAACCGATTCGGTATTTTGACCAGCTGCACCGGTTTTAGTGCTGATAAACGGGCCGCTTATAATGACGGGGCCATTACAACCTAAAGATTTTTGGGCATTAATAGGGCCGTTTGCAACAAGAATAATATCAGTAGCGGTTAAAACAGTATTGTTATCGCCCTGAAGCACCATTGTTTTTGCTTGATTATAAAGAGCTAAATGTTTATGTCCACCAACATCCTTCACCCCACCGACAGCATCAGAAACAAGGCAATTCTCAATATCCTGAAAATGTTGAACCTCAAGCGGATCCCAACCCGATGTTTCGCTTCCATCATTACCAGTAAATCCCTTGTTAGTATACGACATAATTAATTTCCTTTCACCGGTCTTCCGGGCTTTCTTTTTTCGGGTATATTTGCAGAAGTCCCAATAGGAACTTCGTTCTTCTCAAAATCAGTTGTTGGCGCATTGAATGGCACCAAATCAGGAACTTCTTTTACGCTTGGCGCGATTATTTGGCCGCGCAATATTTCTTGTTCTTCATGCGCATTACGGGCGGTTTTCCATACCAATTTATCCGAATCCAAATAAACTACTTTCGGGTAATCGTGGAAAATATGCTCTTTACCATTAATCATTTCTCGGCGCATTTATTTGCTCTCCGGTTGAGGTTGAGACAATAAAAATTCGTGATAATTTCCAATGTAGGCCTTTTGGCCTATGTGGGCAAGATTAATTCTTGGTTCAATCCAAATTTCACCACCAATATTAAGCCACCGGCGACAAAAAGAAACGTCTTCGCCTATATGTTGCCCGTTTCTGAAAGCCGCTTCAAAAAACAATTGACACTTATTATTTATAAAACTTTGACTCGAATCGGAATTTTCATAAGTCAAGTTTGAATATTCCACTTTAAAGCGTTCAAGACATTTTCTGGTTATTTTTAAAAACCCCACGGGCACAAAAGATGCGCCGATAAGTCCATTCTCGTTAACAATCGCAGTACCGTTCTCTTTATTGTTTATCAACACAGGATAACTTTCCCATGAATTTTTCATAGGATAAGCACCACCCACAACATCGTAAGGAGCATTTAAAAGCGCTTCAATCCCATAAGAAGGCCAAGCCATGTCCGAATCTATAAAGATCAAGTCTGTTCCATCACCTTCGAGAAATTTATTACAAATCGTATTACGGGCGCGATCAACGTAAGAATCTCCCGACAATTCATAAAAGTCCCAATCAATACCAAGTTCAGACAACCGCTTTACCGTCTTCACTAAACTTGTTACGTATGGCGAAAACGCATTCATCGAATAAAAAGGAGTTGCTATAATTACTTTTTGTTTCATAATTAAGAAGCGGGGAAGTTAATCCCCGCTCACTTTCTTCGATTAAGAAGCCGCCGTAAAACCTTGGTTTTGAACAACTGTAAGTAAAGAATTCAGAGCCGTCGCAATACTGGTAGTTGTCGCCGTTGAAGCGGTCAACTGTGCAATATTCGCAGCCTGGACAACGGGAGTAACCCCGTAATGACTGATTTTTGCCGTCGCACTTCCTCCAAAGGTCGATCCGCTCGGAGCGCCTTCACCAATCTGTTCGATATTGTTTCCACCCACTGCCATGATAAATTCCTTTCAAAAATTGTTAAGCAAAAGAAAAGCAGGGCGGCGCAAACCGCCCACACTTATTTACTTGCCGATAACGCGGCAAGCCAACTGCGCATACTGAGTTAACCATCCGTAAAGTACATCGATACGAGCAACAAGGTTGTCATTGTTGATATCATATTGACGCACAAGCCGCAACGAAATTCCATCATGAACCTGTCGCTCTGCCATATCCACACCACGGGGGAGGATCAAGTCCGCAGTAGCAAGAGCAAAAGCGTCTTTGTGGAAAACAAGGTTATGCGGATATGAAGTTGATGCAACACCGATAAATGTAAGTACCGCACTACCATCCGGCACATTGGTCACTGTTTGAGTCGCGCCCGAAGTAATAATTGACGGGGAAATCGTCAGAGTAACCGCCGAACTTGCACCCGTAGCCGCAGCCGTTACAACAAATTTCTGAGTTGTTCCAGTGTCTTTCTTCGTTTCCCAGTTTACCGTATTTACCGGCGTGCCAGAGGAAAAGTAAAACACGTCACCAGCCGCAAAAGTCCAGCCCGTGGTCGTCGCGCATGTAATCTGTGTTCCGTCAGCAGAAACAGAGGTGTAGGTCGTTCCGCTTCCGATAACGCGAGAGCCAGTAGTGAACCGCGCAACACTCTGATCCATTTTAAAATCCATGCCAAGCGCTTGTCCGATAGTCCCATTTTCGTACTGGCGACCGATTGCGCTTTGCGGATTAAACAACCCGGAAAGACCGGCAACCGAAGAAGCCTGAGCAAAAGGACTAAGAACAGCAGTGCGTTCGCTTTCAGGGCAGGCATAATTGCTCAGGGTCGCCGAAGCGTTGAGAAACACATCCGGAGCTTTTGCATCGCCTGAAGAAGCGCCACCGGGATCGGTTCCGGCCACACCCACAAGATTGTAAATGTTTGCAGCAAGCTGCAAACCATCATAATCAATTGTCGAAGCCAGTAAAAGCATTGCAGGCCGAACATAACGATCAGAGAATTCATCGATGGACAGTGAAAGATCAGCCGTCGAAAACCGCATATCAACATGCTTTTGAGTCGATACGGTTAATGTGGCATAGTCTTCAACGGTATCCTGAACAGCAAGAGCGGGGCCGGTTGAAACCGTATAGCGATTTGGCTTACGGATTCTGAGCGAAGGCCCAATTTTCCCAGACGGAGACGCGCCACTATTGGCGAAAGAATCGTCATACGACCGAGTAACCGCAGCAGCAAACTTAATGCTGTTATGCAGCACCCTAAGTGCTTCCTTGGTTATAATTGTTGAGGTTAAAATCGTATTAGCCATGATCTAAAATCCTTTCAAGTGTTTTATCCCCCAGCCGTTTTCAAAGCGGGGAATTAGAATTGTTTACCTAACTTTTTTCTTTGTTCATTCCGACGCTTCATGAATTCATCAATAGGCACTTTGTCAATATCGGTTTCAACAATAACGCCGTCGCTTTTCACGGGTTTGATCGGAGCCGGAGCGCCCGACACTCTTGGCGCAACTTTAGGAGCCGGAGCGCTGGCCTTCTTCGCGGTTATTTCCGCTTCGATCCGTGCTTCGATTCTTCCAAGTTCCGCAGCCGCCCGAGCTGGAGCCATGGTCATTAACCGTTGTGCATCTTCAGGATGCTTGCAGAAATGATATGCTAAGTCCGGCCCATACTCAGACATCCCGATACCGTCCGCAACAATTTGCGGAACAACGATATTTGACGCATCTTCCATAACCTCATCAAAATCAGGAACACTAACCTTTAATTCGTCTACTCGCTGCTTGTAGCTTTTTTCAGCAGCGGCCCGTTGTGAATTTTGAGCTAATTTCCCTTCAACTTGAGGTATAGCCTGTTGAATACCGAAATCAATTCTTGCCTGAATAAAATCTTCGTCGGATTCAAAACTTTCTCGTTTCGGCGCTTCAACTTTAACCGGTGCAGGATTTTTCGCTACACCAAACTGTTTTTTGAGCGCCAAATTTTCCGCTTCGAGTTGCGCGGCTTTATCCATGAACTTTTTTAATCGTCGCGCTTCATGGTTCTCCTTCGGAGGTTCAATAACCGGCTCAACGGGCGCAGGATTAGCAGGATCAACAACAACTGCCGGAGCGCCATCGACCGAGGATTCAACAACCGGAGGAACCGCAACACCGTCAACAGGTTGTATAATTGTCTCTGTTGAAATTTCATTTTCCATTATTGAACTCCATTCGCATTGACATTCTCAGCGTTCGCCGCTGGCGCGTTGGTAGAATTTGTTTGCTCAGGGATACCGCCCTGGTTTTGCCCTATATTGTGAAGCAATGCCGCATTCTCAATGACGGCGCGCGCCGCCACTGGCCCATGATGCATTGCATCTGTTTGCTGTTTAATTTTAGCCGCCGCCAACTGTGTAGCAGCCCGGACTTCTGTGTCATGTACCTTTGCCGCAACCGCGTCTGATTTATCTTTTAACGCTTTTTGCAGGTTTTGAATCATGCCTTGCATTTGTTGGTTTTCTTGCATGGTCTGCATATGTGCTTGTTGAACCTTTTGAAGATCACCGATAACCGCCCGCATTTGATCTTGCGAAATTTGCTCACTATTCCCGTTTTCATCTTGAGCAATAACACCCTGCATATTTGGTTGAGCTTGGATAAATCTTTTCAACCTATCGGCCACCTGTTCGCTCAAAGGATTGTCAAGCATGCGCATAATTAAATCAGGCGCAACTTGACCGACAAGCGGCATTTGAGGCATGATATTTGAAAGTGTTTCGGCAGCTTCAACGCGCTTAGTTTCATACGATGGCCCAACGTCTACAATAACGTCATAGCGCCCAACTGTGAGGTCATAAAGTTTGCCGTCTTTTCCAGGATGTTCCGTGTTAACTTCAACAATTTTAGAAGTCATATCTTCGCCAAGAATGCGAATCGCGCGGGCCGTGTCGTAAACTTCCGGGATTAATCCAATAAGGATTTTGCCGAGCAAATGATATGACGCGGTTTGGTTGTCGCTAAAATGAAAATTAGAAATATCCCCCTGTTTTTGACGGGCTATAATCGCACGACCGGAAGTTTCTTGACCATTTGAGCCCAAAGAAGCATCATAAATTCCCGTGACTTCTTTCAATTCCCCTGAGGCCAGTTGTACGCCTTGCATTATTCCGCTTTCAACCTCAGCAGAATGTTGTCGTTGTGGCGCACCAATTACAGTCCCGTTTATATCTCTTGGTTCATATCGTAAAACAGAATGGGTTTTACTGTTTAAGGTTTTCCATTCCTCAAACTTCTCTGTCTGCCCAGCAGCAGCAATGTAAGGAGCCCGCGGAGCATTTGCAACCTTTTCAGTATAAGCGGTCATCCAAAAATTGTACATGCGTTGCGGATCTTTCATGAACCGCACAAGTGAAAGGTACGTCTTTCGTCCGCTTTCATCAACGCTTGGAATTTCTTGCCCAAGAACAGGAATAATCGGGATAAAATCACCGGCAACATCTTTACGGTCAAGAATTTCTGCATCGTTAATCAAATACCATTTAATTTCTTTGTCGATTGTTTCCCGCTCTTTGACAATTTCCGCACCTTCGGGAATATCTTTTTTATCACGAACCACAGAGCCATCATTGAGTAAATAAATGGTGATATTTTTTTCTTCGACATTAAAATATTCAGCTAAATAAATGTAATCCTCACCAACCCAATTTAAATCCCCGCGCGCACTTCCTTCAAAACTCGCTGTTTTGCTATTCGGATATTTTAAAGCAAACTCATCTTTGCTCATTCGAGAGCGAATAAAACAATGTGTTGCGTCGGAATAATCAGCTTCTTTTATGAGGTGAACTGGGAAGTAAACAGAAAAAGGATTTTCAATACGAGAAATAAATATTTCCTGGTCAAAACTTTCATCATCAACATAATCGGTAAGCACACGATAAAAACCCGAACCACAAGCAACCTGAAAAAACGTGGAGTTATTAAAAGCAGCAGGCGCGCTTCCATTGGTTAAAATATGACGAATTAAACCGTCAAGAACTTCAGCCGTGTCTTTGTCGGTTAAATTGTCAACCCCGCGAACCTTAATTGATGGTTTTGCCTGCCTGATATCGTTGACTACACGATTAACAAACGAATAGGTTTTATTTATCGTAAGAGCGGGTCTGCGGTCTTCCGTACGATCTCGCAAAACCTGTTCAACCCATTGCTTGCCGCCGACAAAAGCAATATCCTCAAGCGCCTCATTGCGGTAATCAGAAGTAGCCGCCTGAATCTGTCGAAAACGCTCAAGGGCAATCTTAAGAATTTTATCATCCTCAGATAGTCCCGTCGTGTCTACAGCTGGTGTTGCTTTGCCTGTAGCTTTTTTAGCCACTACTTTTCAGCTTTCTTAGCGTCACGAATACGCCTCTTGAATACCTTAACCATTTTCCGATGTTGGCGACGACGATCAGCGCGGGTTGCCATTACTTTTTTGCCCGCATCTTGGCAAACGTTTCCGCAAGAACTGCTTGCTTTTTTGTCTTTGTGCTTGCCTTGCTTCCACTTTTAATCACTTCTTTGGCCTTTTGCGCCACCGATTCTCCCGACTCTTCAGCTTTGGCTTTAAACGCGCCTGGATGCTTCACAACTTCTCCGCGAGGCTTTCCAAACAGCGTTCCAGCCCCCAAATGCCGATCTGTGGCGTTACGCTTTGCCATGAAATTACCCATCGTTGATTTTGCCATGGTTATTTCCCCTTCATTGCTTTGTCGATGTAACAAGCAGAATTCTTTTTATAAAACTGGCTCGCCTTAGAATTAAGAACAGCAGCCTTTGCAAGGTGATCGGCGGCGGCAGAATGATCTTTTGCGTCAATGCTTGTTTGCGCCGCATAAGTGTGCTGCCTTGCCATATCCATCATCTCCGCAGGCTTTGGCGTTCTTTTTAAATTCGCTTCAGCATTATTCCGAGCGCTGATATAATTTGCAATTGATAACGCGCCTAATCCTTTAGCCATAATTATTCTCCCAACACCGACAAAAGAAAGTTTTTATGTCCGGTTTCGTCGTTTAAAATATCAAGCAAAACGTATTCAGCTTCGGTTATTTCATAGCTTCTTGCCTGATTGATTCGAGACTTATACCGGGCAATCGCTTCGTTTTCCCCTGATAAATCTTGGACGAACATTTCATGGCAATCGCTGGAAATTTCAGGCGTTTCAACAAGAACAGACGGAACGCCGCCAAGAAGAACGATTAAATCATTAAGTTTGTTTGCGTGTTCTCGTTCTTCGGCGGCATGTTCAAGAATTTCATTTGAGAAGGAGAAATACCAACCAGAAAGAAGTGAGGCGTGTTGTTCATACTGGATTTGGGCCTTACGCTCACGCTCAAGATCACCATTTAATTCGTTGCAGAAGATTTGAATTTGTTCGTTCATTTTTCTCCACAAAATAAAAAAGCCCCATCTTGAAAGTGTATGATTAACACGATCAAAACGAGGCTTTAAAAGGCGCTCGATATTACTTGTTTTTAGAGAGCTATATTAATGTTTTTCGACAACTTCATAATTTTTTACTTCGCCATCACTGATATAAACCGTAACATGCCCGCGCTTTTTATTTGTCTGCATTTCTTGAACTCGCCTTACAGCGGATTCAAGCTTGTCTTTTTGCACAATTTTAGGCATATTGTCTATAATATAACCTTATGCGGTTAAGAAGTCAATAGTTATTTTTATAAAAGATGATTTGCCACAATTCCGCGCGATATGCGTAACCCTTCAACATAACCAATTGAATAATCCGATCTTTGGGCGTATTGCCAGTTGCGTATTAGTTTGTCTATTTCCGCTAATATTGCTATCTTTTCCTCACCCCAAACGCTATCAACAGCACCGGCCTTATCAACATTAATTGTAATATAGTCAACCCCTTCTTTAGTATTGTTTTTCAAAAACCCAGACTCACCCACGGGAACGACATTGGCGTTGATGCAATCAATGATCTTATTGATTTTTTCAGCAAACACCCAAGCGCTTTTTTTATCAGATTCTTTTTTGTATGGAACGATACTTATTTTCTCAATCATTGTTCTTTTTACTCCTCATCTTGTTGTTGGTCGTACCACAGGGCTATTTTCCACCAATTTCCCCACACTTCATTTTGTTCAGCGCATAAAAGTCTTTTTGGTTTATATTGTCCGAATAATGCAGCGCCCACATCTTATCCACATCACAGACAATCGGGCGCTTATCATAAACCGTGCAAAGACCATTGAAAAGTTTCTCGCACTCACCCTTTAAATTAAAAGCGTAAGGGAACGCGCACAGCAGCTTTGAAACAGTATCGGCATCATCAATACCCTTACGACGCGCGGCCATGATTGCGCGGCCTATTTTACGGCAACAAGTGCCACATTGAGAGCAGTTAAAAGCCATTATTATTTTATCCCATCCAAGCTTGTGAACGATCACCACTGTTATTATAATACTGCCGAGTATCTACGTATTGCTCTTGCGCTTTAACCCGGAGCAAAGGATCATCGTATTGAAAATTGTCAAGCGCGGTATAAAGAATCTTCAGTGCATCGTTCATGTCTTTATACTTTTCAGATTCTTTTTCACATTTATCTTCAAGCCGGTGCATACATAATGATGTTCTAAGGTTGACGCATTTTGAAGAAATATACAAACTAGACTCATTATAAATATTTACCGGAATTGTCGTATTAAATCCAAAATCTTTTTTGATATTATCTTTCTGAATATCAATTAGCTTCTCGTTTGGCATTGTAAAAATCAAGCCGCCGTTTTCTTTTTTAGCGTGCTCTTTTACCAACCCCATTGAATCGTTTGAAAAGTAATTGGACGAACCCGAACCCTTCGCAAAGCGAGTATCAATAACGCGCTTTTGCATTTTAATTCCATGAGTCAATGCGCCTTCCGCAAGAAGTATTTCGTTTGCCATTGCAAGAAGTGTACCTGAATAAAGAATCTTTTTGCGAGCTTCATGAAATGGCATATTAAAAGTATCAACATTGGGCCATTCCGCATAAATCCACTTATAGAAATCTTCAGGCCAGCGTTTACGATTGTTTTTAGGAAAAACTACCATAAATAAACAAGCAGGATAATAATGCTGTGCTGGATCCATACCCATAAAGAAATTCCCCGTATCAACAACTTTTTGCATATCAAACTCGCGCAAATGTCCGCTATCCAAAACTCCCTCTTTATGTGGCTTATCAATAAACATCGGCCAAACCTTGCGACCAACCCCAACTGGCTCGCCATACCATACATTTTTTGCTTCTTGCGGGTTTTTGCGTATATCCTCATCACGCTCTTCCCTCATAGTTTTTGTTAAATACTGATCAACGTCCCAAGAATTTATAAAAACCACTATAGAACGTGCAGGATTAGCTTCTATTACTCGACGCTTATATGTTGGATCATCTGTATACCGAGTGTTAAAAGAACACCACACTTCACTATCTTCCTTGCGTATAGTTGGAAGCAGCTTCTTCCATGAATCATCCGAAACGTTTTCAGCTTCCAATACCGCACAAATAGAAACTTTTTCTAATGATTTTATATTGTGAACATTATTCCAAAGGCCTTCAAAAAAGAAATTGGAACCATTAACACATACAATATTGTCTTTTGTTACCTTATAAATTCCACGTAATCCTAATTCATCAATTCGATCCTTAAGTAATGTCCAGATCGATTTTTCGATTGATTCCTGGGTTTCTCGACAACATAAAATTCGATGAGGCTCTTCAATCGACAGCCGAATTAATCCACTATCAAAATCGTCGCCCGGAAAAGCAACCTTAAAAGATTTTTCAATTACAATAACCTTGTTGTTTATTTCATCATATGACAAACTTGAATCATAAAGAGAACCCAAAAATAATAATATTTGAGCATAAGACCAATCTTTACAGCCGTAACGGCCACCATAATAAGTTTTGTGGCGCTTTGGATAAAGCAGTTTAGAATATTGGTGAGGAACTTCGAGAAGTGATTTTGACATTATTAATTACCCTGGACAAACCAACACAGGATTAATTTTTATTTATTTTCAGCAGTTTTTGGTTTAGTGAAAGATAATTCCCAGCCATCAGAAAAAGAATTTGTATTTGTATTTTTATTTTCTTGAACTGGTTTTCCATAAAAATGTTCATACACAAATTTACGAACATCAACGTTTCCGGCAAAAAAATCATCTGCCAACGCTTTATCAATCGCGGGAGCCCCAAGAAGGTTTTCAATGCGTGTTTTTGCGGTTTGAACACCTTTCGCTCTGCCGTTTGGATTTCCTGATTGACCTGGCTTAAACATTGCTTATACCTTGCTTGATCAAAATCTTATAATCTATATAATATTTAAGAACTTTTAAGGTGTTTCCAGTGGGCATATTAAATTTCCTTAAATTGGTGAAACCGTCTCAATTCTGATTATAAATAATATTTGGGACAATAAGAAGTCAAGAAAATACGTTTATTAAAATTAAAAAAATTATTTATTATCTATTTGACAAAACTTATTGCGAAGATTAAATTAAAATGGTAGCGCCAGCGTGCCATTAATACCGCGAATCATTTCATTCTCGCTAGCAAGTATGGGGCCTTCAATTGTCGACCGAATACATGAATGCGGAATCAAGATTGTTTGCAACTGGAAATCATTTCGTAGAAAATAAATATTTAATTTTTTTTATTGCTTTTGATTCCGTATAGCATTATATTTATAGCCATGAAATCAAAAATACAAAAAGCCCAAACAAAATTACCGATTAGATGTTCCCTTGAGTTTTCAAATCTTTGTCGTTTCCATTCTGCAAAGGCGTATCCCGAAGGATTGAGCATTGCTTGCGGATCGGCAGCACACTTTTTAAGGCAAGCGGCAAAAGAAAAGTTAATTAAATTGGGTGTACCTATAAAGTTTTTAGATTCAATTGTTTAGGTGTATATACTTCGTACAATAAGTAGTTGTACGCAATTTGCAAACCTTTTTAGATTGTAGGAGCGCGACAAATGAAATGCCCACTTTGCAAGAAAATAGTCGAAACCAAATGGCCGAGCTGGTCAATGTTCGGTGGAGGTTATTGTGCTCCGAGCATCAATTGTGAGTGTGGTTTTAATATTGGTTGTAGCAACACCCAAATTGACGAGCTGGTAACGACATATCTTGAAAAAATGATCGGTCGCGCTCAGAACAATGCGGAGGGTTTGCAAACAGGCGCACAACAACCGCAGGCCGAAATTGTTGGCGACCTTTCAAAGTGGTCTGGTAAATGGAGCGAGCTTGCCTCATTCCTTAACAGCACGGTACGTAAAATAAACGAACTCGCCAACAACATCGGGCGAGTGCGGTGAACGTTGTGCAACATAACCGCCGAACCATTTTATAGGAGCCAAAAATGAACAAGCTTTCTACTGGTCAAGATGCTACTCTTGGTAATTATCGCGCCCTTGCTTCTGTGGTGTTCGGGAACGATAGCGGCGCAACAAAATTTCTCGATGGTAAAATAGCCGAGTCTCAGAATGGGCGCGATGAAAAGGTCCTTGCCGATGAGCGGCAGATGATATGCCTTTTGGCTCAAATGCATAAGGAGTCGGCGGTTACGGTCGCCCAACAAATAAAGTGATGCCATTTGTAAAGCCAAACGGCACACGTTTATCAAACGTTGTACAAAATTTTTAACGCTTTGAATTTGGAGTTTTTATGCTTGGTGGCAAAATAGAAATCAACCAGTTTCAAAACCACATCGATCATACGTATCCGGTCGGCCATTGGGTGCAAGTCGAGTGGCAGCGCATAAAAAATGACATTGCGGAGGCGTTAAAACCTTCGCACAACAGCGATTTAATAAAATTGCTTTGTGATATTAAAACTTTATTGCTCGATGTCGATACACCTACTCGTGAACAACGGTCAGATATTGTTCATCGTATCGCAAATGTAAGTGTAGCGCAACTTCACTAAATCGCAAACGTTGTGCAAAATTGCAGCCGAGATCAAATATTATAGGGGGTAGAAATGTGGTCGTTCAAAAAGTCGGTTCCTAAAGTTGACGAAGAATTGGAGGCTCTCCGCAAACGCCTGAAAGCAGTGGAAGCCTTTGCTCCAGTTGGTTCTTTTGTTGAGTACCTTAGTGTTAAAATGATGGTCGTTAAGCATCACGAGTTTTATCCGATGCTTTATACTAAGTCAATTTATGTTCCTGGTTTAAAGTTGGAATGGATGGATAGTATGCAGCGTTTGCAGAGAACCTTTTTAAGAGATTGGGAGTTTCCTCTTTGCAAAGTTATTTCGACCCCTGAAAATAAGGAGTCGGATGCAACTATCGCACAACAGCCGCAGCCAGAAAACGCGGCAGCACTGGCGGAGTAGTTTTTTATAGGCCGCGTCATCTGGCGAGTGCGGCACACGTTAGGCACAATACCGGCTCCGGCCATACCAGAAAGCGGCGCGAGGAAAAATGCCAAAAAGCATCAAATTTTTCAAGGACAAAAAGAAGGCTCTTGCCTATCGCAATAGACAGCGCAAGCAAAATTATGATAAAAGTGTCAAGTTTGGGATTAATAAAAATCAACGGTGGTCGGCGGAAGACGTTGCAATAATAATGAAGCATGGCGTAAACGATATAGTTATTGCAAAACTGATTGGGAGATCAGTAGCCGCAATTTTTAACAAACGAAACGAAGTCAAATATCGCGCCGCAGAAAGCGGAGCGGAGCCGGTACAATGCCTAACAAACAAAGGCCAAAATACCGGCAGTCCTGTAGGTAGCAAAGAATAATTATAGGCCGGTACTTCGGCCATTTGTCAACGTTGTACAAAAGTTTTAACGCTTGGAGTAAATATGGTTTGCGATGGTTTAAATTGTGGGTTGATTTGCGGTATAAGAAATCCTCAAAGTGATTTGTGCATAGAGTATCGCAAACGTATTGCGGAGGCGTTAAAACCTTCGCGCAACAACCGCAGCGACGAAATTGCTTTTCTGGAATGTATAGTTAACGATCTAAAGGTGTTTTCTACGCATTTTAAATATAAACGACTCATAGCGGCAATAACTGGCCGTATGGCGCAACTTCGCGCAATGCGGTGAACGTTGGCAGAAATAAATCCGGAGATCAAATATTATATGCGCCCCACAAGCACAATCCCAATGCCTTACCGACAGTTGTGATAGACCAGTAGGGCCAGTTAAGGCTTTACAAGTCGCACACATCCTGGTGGAATTTCTTGAATCAGGTTCAGACTATAATATAATTATTTGTTGATTGCAAGAGAAGTTTTTATGTCCCAACAATTTTATTTTAATAAAAATAAAAATAATCCTTGCATATATCCAAAATATATAATATATTTAATGCATTGGTAAAACAGTAACACACAGAAAGAAGGGCAAAATGAGCACAACAAAACTAACAATTGATAATGTAAACGTCGGTGACGTAGTCCAAGGCGCAGAAGGATATAGCCGAGTTAAAGAGTGCGTCCACGGTAATAAGTATTATGCCTTTTTGGGCGATACTTGGGAAGATGCAGACACGGATGACATAGTAGAGGTGTCGGACGATGATACACACACGCTTGAGTGCTGCAACTAATCAACCACACACCGCGCCGGGCGGATCCCGGCTTTTCTAAAGAGGAAAAAAAATGAAAATTGAAATTAAATCGTGGTTATCGGACAGCGTTTTATTTTGTGGAGATTATAAAAATATTTTGGACGCGTTAAAAAGTGCTATTAAATCCGGAGCCAACCTGTCCGGGGCCGACCTGTCCAGGGCCAACCTGTACGGGGCCAACCTGTCCGGAGCCAACCTGTCCGGAGTCAACCTGTCCAGGGCCAACATTGATACAAAATATTGTTTTTTGTCAATTTCTCCCGTCGGCTCAGAAAACGGATGTTTATGGGTAATGCGTGGTGATGATGGTGTTTTAAAATATAGTAGAGGCTGCTTTTATGGGACGGAACAGGAATTTGTTGACGCTGTTAAAAATAAACACAGTGGAACGGAAATTGAAAAAAAATATCTTGCGGCAGTTAGTTTTATTAAAATTCAATTGGGAGAAAAATAATGAAAAACCAAAAAAAAATGAAAGAAAAAATAAATAAAAACCCCAAAGTGGTTGGCAATTACAACGTTGGGCCAGTTTCTCTAACCAGAAAAAACGACAAAAAAGACCTACCGCAAAGAATTACGTGGGATGATGTTGTAAAGGCGGGAATTGAATGGTATCAAGAGCATTTAAAAGCACAGGCAGAAAAGCATGAAATATAAATGTATGTGCGGCGCTCTTGACTGTAAATCCTGTCACCCTGAAAACTTTACCAATGACGGACGTTTTATTGATGATGAAGAATTTAAAAAGGAGGAAGATTCCGAATGCTTGACCGATTTTTGAAAATGTTAATATTGACGCGTCTTGATCTTGTAATAATAACAATGGCGCTGCTTGGAATTGCTTTTGTTTTAATCATTAGAATGGAGTTGTTAAAATGAGTATGCCATTAAAATACATTCGTTTTGCCGATGATAATTTCGCACTGTTTTCAAACAAAATTCAACATGCGACTATCGCGCTTCCTGTCAACAAAGAAATAAAAAGTGCCGGATTCGTTATGATTGAAGAGTTTAAATTGTTTGCCTATGGCGATTCGACAACCCTTGAAATCAAAAGCGACCCGACCGACACGGTATTTTTTGAAGGAGTTTTTGCAAATGAATGAACCAGCAACACTAAACCAGCGCCGGGCCTTATTCAACATGTACTCAGCTTTAAAAATTGGATTCAAAGACCCGCGATTTTTAGCCATTCGCAATATGTCAAAGGGGGAGGCTTCGGTCAAAATAAGCCTTCTCAAAAAAGAAATAGAAAAAAACGGATTGCCAGAAATGAGGGAGATAAACTAATGTTTAAACCAAATTTCGGAAAACTAATTTCCGATCAACTTGACAACGTGATATACAAGGGCGTTCAAAGGGGCGTCCAGGGTGAGCCGTTAGCAATGCTTTTTTATGACAAAATAACGCGCCGACCATTCTCGGCGACCACGTTGCGCGGGGCGCGAACAATCCTCACTAAAATGAGAAATCCGCAAGCGCGCATGAATTCCCCGCTCACCGACGCAACGGGAAAAATAATCGAGAAAATTACTATCCCCGATCAAATTGCAATTGATTTTTGCATGGAGGAAAAAACCAAATGAGACCCTATAGCTGTTCCGATGGTTTTTGCGGCGCTGATGATTGTTTCCGATGTCACGGTGAAAATTTTGCGCGAGGAGATGACGAAGAATGGCACTATCTCGACCCGGATTTGATTGAATTGATTGCAGCGGATGACAGCGACGATGATCAAATTGATGGCGCGGAGCAATTCCAAATCGAAACTATCCCAGAGGTACAAAATGAACTATTTTAAAAATGTTTGTATAATTTGTGGCAGAAAAACACATAATCCAAAGTGTTGTAGTCCAGAATGCCAAAAAAAAGAAGCGAACCGAATAAATCTTATAAAATACCATCGAAAACGCGAAGAATTTTTAGCAAACAATCCAAGTTATATTTTAAACGGGAAGGTTCGATCTAAAAAAAATATCGGAGGGTATGTTTTAAAAAAGGATCTTACAATCCGGATTGATTTAACCGTGGCAGGAAAACGCGGGAAGATTTTTCCGCTTGATGATGATGATTGCCGGCATGATGTTAATGGTTTGGATTATACCCGGCTCAATGTCGGGCGGCAGATACAAAAAAATAGCAGGGAGTATGAAAAATGATATTTATAATTATCCTAATCGTTTTGGCAATTACCGCGTTGGTGTTGCTATTTTTTAAAGGAACAACGCGGAAAAATCCATATTGTTACGGCTGCCATCATTGCGACAAAAAACCTACAGATATGCCATGCGCAATATGCCATCATTTACCGTTTAAAATTAAGGGAGTTACTAATGCCAAAAATAAAAGAATGCAATAATTGCAGACATGAAAAAAAACATTATCGCCATCAACCGTGTAGGCGTTGTGTTTTTGATCTGATTTTTTCTTGGGAGCCGAAACCTAAAAAGAAAGCGATAAAAAATGCAAAAACGTCAAAAAATAACAAATCTCGTATTTAAATCTGAAGAAAACGCTTATAATGCCGGGGAAATAGCAGCGGCATGGGTAAAATCAAAGCTACACGGCATAGCTATAGTTTCGGTGGGTTTGGGTGTTGTCGCGGTTTTTGGGGCATTGGCGGCGGTTGTGGGGTTTGTGCGGGAAATATCAAAAGGGGGAAATCGTGAATAATCAAAACTTATTTTCCTTGATGAAAAAAGACCATAGACTTGTTTTGGTGCAATCTGAATTGGAGGATATAAAAGAGGCAGTTAAAAAAGATGCCCAAGAAGAAGAAAATTGCAAAAAATGTGTTGGGCATGATGGCAAAAACTATACCATGCGTTGCTATGAATGCAAAAAATATTATGGCAATTTGTTCAAAAGAAGAAAATAATTTCACACTTTAACCGGGGATATGTTATATTATCAGCATGAATGACCAACTCAAATTGAAAACAAAATAACTCCTTTAGGCAACTATGGCTCCACGCCATAGGCTTTGTGATGTTCTTGGTCGTTCAACACAAAGCGGCCTAAAGGTATTTTTAAAGGCTTTTTAAATGGGAAAAGACCCAGCTTTTTTGTTTTACGATGGAGATGCAGCCCGAGACGTTTCCCACATGAACCGCTTAGAGCGTGGAGCGTATTTTGATTTTATTCAGGCTCAAAGAAAATTCCATGGAATAACCGTGGAACAAGCCCGGAAGATTCTTGGTAATGATTTTGAAACTTGCTGGCCATCTCTTGAATTAATTCTTATTGCAGAAAATGATGTTTTTTTTATCGATTGGGTAAGAGATTCAATTTTAAAAAGAAAAGAACATGCTGAAATTCAAAGAAAGCGTATCCAAGCTTATTGGGATAAGAAAAAAAACATTCCACGGAATAACGGCGGAATATCCGTGGATATACCCTTAGAAAATGAAAATGAAAATGAAAATGAAAATGAAAATACAATTAAAAATGTAATTGAAATTGTTCCTGAACACCGCGCCCTTTCAGAAAAATTAAAATCCAGGATTTTAGAACACAAGCAGCAAAAAATAGAAGAGCATCATTTAAAATCTTGGGACAACGAAGTCAGGCTTATGATAAAACGGGACGGCAGAACACTTGAGCAAATCGGGATTTTAATTGATGAATGTCACGATATGGAGCCGCGAGGGACGCAAAATTTTACTTGGAGAAACAATATTTTATCAATGGGTAAATTGCGAGAAAATTGGAATTTAGGAAAAATATTTATTGGAATGAATCCTAAACCGCAATCGTTCGACAATAACCCATATCAAAAAGGCTACCAGGAATGACAGACAAAATAATGCCGCAATGCTTAGAAATAGAAAAAGGTATTTTGGCGTCGTTTATGATAAATCACGATACCTTTTTAAAATATGCAGCAGGAATTAAAGCGGAAGATTTTTATTCAACTTGCCACAAATCCATTTTTGAATACATGGTTGAAACCACAATAACCGATATGATTATTCTTTCCGACAAATTTCCGCAACATATCGGCCCAATTACCGATATGGTATCCACCACCGCAACAAGCGAAAACCTTGACTATTATTTAAAAGAGCTCAAAGACCGCTCCTATCGACGCAAACAAATTGAGGCAGTGAATAGAGCGTCAAACCAATTATACGACGATTTTGATACCACAGCGCTTAAAATAGCTGAAAATACAATGCTTGCACTAAACGTTTCGGAGCATATTCAAAGCAAACCGCAATCCATCCTCGAAATAATGCCGTCAATGTATGAGCAGTTCCGGGTTTTACAGGAGGGAAAAGGAATTAAAACCGGGCTTACCGACTCAGACAGGTTTTTGGGTACTTTTATGCCGGGAGAATTTGTTTTACTTGCTGGTCGGCCTTCAATGGGAAAAACTTCCCTTGCTACCCAAATAGCTACCAAAGCCGCTTTTGAAAACTACCCGGTTATAATTTTTTCTCTCGAAACTTTAAAAAATCAAATGTGTGGCAGAATTGTTTTTTGTGAGACCGAACACTCTTTAGATCGAGCATTAAAAGGCAATATGAGAGAAGTTGAGGGAATGACCACGCTTTGTGGGCCAGTGTCCGAATTGCCGATTTATCTTGACGATTCTCCTGATATTACAATAGGGCATATTCAAAGCGTTACCGAGCATTATGTAAAAAGTTATGGCGTGAAAATGGTTGTCGTAGATCATCTTGGTTTGATTAAGGTTAAAGGGGGACGGTCCCGAAACGAAGAAGTTTCTGAAATTTCAGCAGGTCTTAAAAAAATAGGATTGCGCTACAAAATACCCATGCTTGTATTATCGCAACTTTCCCGTGAGGTAGAAAAGCGCAATCCACCAAGGCCCATGCTTTCTGATTTGCGGGATAGTGGAAGCCTTGAACAGGACGCGGATAAGGTAATTTTTATTTACCGCGAAGAATATTATAATCCCAAGTCGGGAAAAAAAGGAATTGCTGAAATAATTGTAGCAAAAAATAAAAACGGGCAAGTTGGATATAATGAAGTTGTTTTTCAAAAAGAGATTATGAAGTTTAAAAACTTGGAAAGGGAGCATAAAGATGCAACAGAATCATGGCAAAATAATTAATGTATGGAAAGTTTACGAACAAGAGAAAAGGAAAATAATAAATAAAAACCTTTCTTTTGAAGAATATGAAAAAGAAATTTGGGAACTTAAAAACAAATTAAAGATTTAAACAGCTAACCGCCGAGATTGACAAAACAATTCTTAAAATATAAAAACTTAACAGAGGATAAAAAAATGAAGTACGGTAAAATTATTGATGGCGATTATAAGTTTAAAAGTGATGACGATTTAAGTGATACGGAAGAAATAAAAGGCAACCTGTATTGCTATGGCGCGGATACTAAAGCGGCATTCCCCCAACTCACGACCGTAAATTACCTGTATTGCTATGGCGCGGATACTAAAGTGGCATTCCCCCAACTCACGACCGTAGGCACCCTGTATTGCAATGAAGCGGATACTAAAGTGGCATTCCCCCAACTCACGACCGTAAATTACCTGGATTGCAGAGGCGCGGATACTAAAACGGCATTCCCCCAACTCACGACCGTAGGCACCCTGTATTGCAGAGGCGCG